AGGAACGGTTACTTCGGTATCAGGTTCTGGAGGTGGAACAGGTCTTACTTTAACGGGTGGACCAATTACTACCAGTGGTACTTTGGCTCTTGGCGGAATCCTTAACATTTCCAATGGGGGTACGGGCGCATCTACCGCATCTGGAGCTATTAACGCCTTATTGCCCTCACAAACAGGAAATAGCGGAAATATTTTAACAACTAACGGCACTTCAAGTAGTTGGGTGGCTCCTGGATCATCAGGGACAGTAACCTCTGTATCTGGTACTGGTACGGTTAACGGAATAACTCTCACTGGTACTGTTACTGCGGCAGGATCATTAACTTTAGGTGGTACCCTTAGCGGCGTGAACCTTAGCACGCAAGTTACCGGCACTCTGCCAGTAGCTAACGGAGGAACTGGAAACGCCTCACTTACTACTGGTTATGCACTAATAGGAAACGGTACGAGTTCGGTAGCAGGTCTGGCACCCTCTACGTCAGGTAATATTATGGTGTCCAATGGTACAACATGGACATCAGGAACCACTCTTGCAGGGAACTATCTTTACACTGGTTCAAATTATTTTCAAAATTCAACTTATATTGGCGCAACCTCAACTACTTCGTTAGCATTAGGTACTGGGTCACTTAACTTTTATAGTTCTACAATAGGATCCAATGTAAATACTTCACTTTACTTTTCAGCAACCGGATCTGCACTAGCAAACCAAGCTTATGTGCTTGCATTTAATAACGGGGGTTCCCCTGCTTATGCTTATTCTTTCGCCGGTGATGGAACAGCACTTAAGACCGGAGGTGGTTCATGGGGATCTATTTCAGATTCACGTCTAAAAATAAATATTACCCCACTTGTCGGCGCTCTCGAAAAAATCAATTCACTTAATCCAGTGTCTTACGACTGGAAGATCGTAAAAGAAAACGAACCTACAGTGGGATTTATAGCGCAAGATGTGCAAAAAATACTTCCCAATGCGGTAACTTCTCACATACCAACTGAGGAAGAATCAGAATTTATAGTTGATGAAACAATGACTATCGGCTGGCAGAATGATATGTTTGCTTATCTTGTCGGAGCTATAAAAGAACTTACCGCTGAAATAGCTGAGTTAAAGAAAACATGACCGATTATGATGCCCTTGCCAAATCAGCATATAACAAGCAGCAAGCTATTAAACATTTGACTGCAACCGATTGGGTAGAATTACCTTCAATCAGACAAGTTAATATATCACCATTTTTATGCAACTTTGCTGAGTTTTCTGCTTATCGTAGAGGTTTGAGAAGAATAGCAATAGACCCTCCAGATGAAGATATTGTCTGGCCCATAAAACCAAAAGCCGCGTGGAGTTAATCATGGATTGGCATTATCTGGCGGAAGGCGCTTTAAGTTTACTCATGTTAGTCATTGGGTGGGTATCACGGGAACTATGGGACGCAATTAAAGACTTGCGGAAAGACTTGGCTAAGTTACGCGAAGAAATACCGGGAGAATATGTGCGAAAAGATGATTACAGGGAAGATTTGCAACGTCTTTACGACAAAATAGAAAACGGCTTTAGCCAACTTTTAGCTCGGATAGACAATCAATCGGATCGGTGGGATGAAAGAAATAGGAAAGGATAATGAGAACCTATCTTAATCATGGCATTTATATAGACCTTTTACTGGTAATTGCTTTTATAGTCCTACTAGCTGTGATGGTATCTATTGCCAACGCAGGAGAGCTTCCTGACCCCAAATTAACACCCGGAAACACGCGCACCGTCACTTTGCACGATCTTTGTACTACTTCCACAAAGCTAGTGAGAAATGTACCTGAATCCGAGAAGAAAGCGGTTTATAAAGAATACGGCATGAAAGGTGATGACCGCAGTAAGTGTAAGGAAGGTTTTGAAATCGACCATTTGGTAAGTCTTGAAATTGGCGGCAGTAATGACATTAAGAACTTATGGTTACAGAGTTTCTGCGGAAATAATAACGCCCACATCAAAGACGTATGCGAAAACCTATCCCATAAACGAGTTTGTGATGGAACCGTTAAATTAGAAGATGCCCAAAATGGTATCGCGTCTAACTGGATTAAATGGTGCGAGGGTTTGAAATGATCGCGTCTCAAAACTGCTTTAACTTAATCAAAAACTTTGAGGGTTTTAGATCGGGGGCTTATCTTGACCAAGCTGGAATACCCACTATTGGGTACGGGTTTACCCATTACCCTAATGGGGTTCAAGTGAAAATGGGCGATGCCAGTATGAGCGAGCAACAAGGCGATTATTATTTAACATTGGTTATTCAACCTTACGAGCAAGCAATAAATGATTTTGTGACCGTTACTTTGAACCAGAACCAATTTGATGCGTTGGTTGATTTTTGCTACAACTTAGGACAAAATGCCTTAAAAACCAGCACCTTATTGGATATTTTGAATAAAGGTGACTACAAAGGCGCAAGCGAGCAGTTTCCTTTATGGTGTCATTGTGACGGGGTTAAGAACCAGGGGCTTTTGAATCGCAGATTAGCCGAACAGTCTTTGTTCAATACGGAGGTAAGCAATGTTTAGTAAATTAGGATTATTTTGGGACTTGTTACAAGAAGGCAGGAGTGTTGCTAACCCGGCTACATGGAAGAATATTGACCAATTAACCAATGTCCTGATTCTTCTCATTACAAGTATTGGCAGCGTCATAGCCATGAAATATCCGGAGTTTAAGATTGACTCTGCGACTGCCGCTCAAATTGCAGGCGGGGTCATCGGTTTGCTGACTGTTAAGAGCCACTTGGTAAATGCTATGACCTCTGACAAGGTGGGAATTATCCCAGACCTAGCGGCGGCTAAGGTATCTGATTCAGTAACACAAGCCATCAAACCCCAAGTGGAAGAATTACCCCAAATGGTTCAAGGGTTTAAGTGAAATGGGGTATATTATTTTTGGTTTTGACGGCTTGCACCACACAATGTAAACCGTGGGCAAGTCTAGCGATTCCTGACGGTGTTGATAGTAACGATACAAAGGCAGTTGAAGATGCTTTATCAAAAGAAAATGGCGGTATCCCACCGTGGGTTGCCGGTTTTAAGTGCAAATATTAGGAGATTAAAATGACTGAATTTTTAGCAATTATGACATTCATTATTAACGTATTGCCCATGTTGGAAAAACTGGTAGCCTCAGCAGAAGCCATGTTCCCTCAATCTGGGCAAGGTGCTGCTAAGTTGCAAATGGTAGTGGGTGCTTTAGAGCAAGCTAGTAATGTTGCTGGAAACATCGGGATTGCGGTTAATCAAATTGCGCCTATTGTTACCCCGTTAATCAATGGCATTGTAGCAATCAAAAACGCTACAAGCACGATGCCAACGCCTTCAGCGGTTTGATTTAAAGATAATGAAAAGCTGGATTGTATTATCAATCTTGCTTGCAGGGTGCGGGGAATGAGCGATAAAAAATGCCACATAAAAGAAAAACCCGCATGGAGGAAAGGCGATGGCGCTCAAGTAATTGCCCCAACTTACTACGCCCCAACTCAAGAATGGTATCCGCTTTACATTAGCGCGGCTATAGGAAATTTATGGGAAGCAGCTAACAACACTGATGCAAAAGCTATTAAACATCTTGAAACCGCTATAGCTTTTATTCAGCGTGATATTCACCAAAGAAAGCTAAGATGAGTAACACGCTATTAGTTATTGTTACCCTCATTTATGGAGGGATTGCTTTAAGTTCATTTTTTGAGGGCAAACCAAGCATGGCTATTATTTTCACAGGATACGCTTTTGCAAACATTGGTTTACTAATGGCTGATTTTAAATGACCACGATAGCAGCGTCTTTTGCCCATAAGCAGATTGCAGCCGACTCTCGGTGTGATGCAGACAATGCCCATTTTGAACTTAACAAACTAAGAGAATTACCGTCAGGGTCAATCATTGGTGCTGCCGGAGACTTAGGGTTAATTCTAAAACTCTACAATTTTGTATTAGAAGGCGGGGATAAAGTAGGAAAAAAGGCTGAAATTGAAGCTATCCAACTTTCCCACGCTGGTTTACTCCTTTTTGATACCCGCACATCATCTTGGTATTCCATTAAAAATAAATATTTTGCCATCGGTTCTGGTAGCGCGTATGCGATGGGAGCTATGGCTAAAGGCGCATCACCCCAAGAAGCGGTTGAGATTGCGTCCAATTTTGATAGTGGAACTGGTTGCCCGATTGATGTGATGACATTAAAAAGGCGCAAAAATGTCAACTCCGCGTGAAGAACTAATAGAAGCTCTTAACCTCGTTGAGGAATACGGATCACCTCATAAAGCCATTAAAAACGGGGGCATTAAAATCCCACGCAAGACTTTAGAAGGTCGTGTAACACGCGCCACAATTTTAGGTCTTGAACCGACGTTTAAGAAGATTAAAGAGCGCATTTATACCAAACAAAGGCTTGGTAAGATGCACCTAATCATTCCCGATACTCAATGCAAGCCTAACGTCAATTTAGACCATCTCGAACATATCGGCAATTTCATTGTAGACAAAAAACCAGACAACATTATTCACATTGGCGATCATTGGGATATGCCCTCTCTATCCTCTTACGATAGGGGCAAATTGGCTTTTGAGGGTCGTAGATACGTTGACGACATTAAGGCAGGGCGTAGGGGTATGGAACGCCTGTTGAAGCCCTTAGACGATTTTAACCGCACTGTTAAAGAGAAGTATTTGCCCAAAAAAGACTTTACGATGGGCAACCATGAACACCGAATCGTGCGTTTTGTGGATGAAAACCCTGAGCTGCTTGGAAAGTTGGACTATGGCGACATGGGAATTCAGGACTACGGATGGGACGTTCACGATTTTTTAAAACCCATCACCCTAGATGGGGTTAGTTATTGCCATTTTTTTACTTCGGGCGTGATGGGTAGACCCGTAAGTTCTGCCGCAGCCTTACTCAGAGAACGTCAAGCATCTGCCGTGATGGGTCATGTCCAAGTTTGTGATGTTGCTATTCATAAAAAAACCCAACAAACCGCCATCTTTTGCGGTATCTGCTACACCCATAAAGAAGAATATCTAGGTTATCAAGGCAACACCACCCGCAGGCAGATCATTGTTTTGCACGAAGTCCAGAACGGACTTTTTGACATTATGATGGTTAGCCTTAAGTTCTTAGCCAAGGCGTATTCGTGAAAAAACTAACCTTATTTATGTTCATTTTGGCATACGGCACAGCCGTATATGCTGACACCATCGGCAAAGCCATCCCTGACGAAGGGCTGCAAGAGGTCTGCACTAAAGTGTGGATTGGGGGCAACAAAGACGTTTCGCAGATCATAAATATGCGCTGGGCGTTCTGTTCAATCAAAGTGCATGAAACCTGCATAGCTCTTTATCGCAAAGGTTCTTCCAAAGCCAAAGCAGACGCGCTGGTAGCCTGTAATGACATTAAGGGTGATGGGGTTACAGATCAAGAGGCAGAGGCGCTTGGGGCCACCCTCAACCAGTATGGGATACCCGTAGGTGGATCGCCAGATGACATTAGGGGTATGGGAGCGGAACTGACCGAACAGAGCAGCTTTTAGCGGAGAATAATCGGCTTAATGTCCGCATGATATTTTGGGTATGATCGTTCCCATTATGTATTCTGAAACCACTGTTTTTTGATTGATTCAGAATATGCTGACAATTCAGTCTTTAAAAGTAATCTACGGGCATTAACC